GTTACACAAATAAAAGAAGTATTTAAAAATCTAACTGACGCAGGTAAATAATTAATGAGCAATATGCAAATTGAGATTGTAAACGTAAGCCTTTCAACTGTACCTACTGCTAAAGGTAGCTATCAGGTAGCAGATGTAGCATATAAGAATAAATCCTTTCAGGATAAACTTGAAGGAAAGAAGGTAATGAGCTTTGTCAATAAAGAAGTCTTCGCTACCCTATCTAACGCTAAGTTTGGAGATATCTTTGAAGTACAACGTAGTAAGGTTGCTGGTAAAGACGGTAAAGAGTATTGGAATTGGGATAGCCTTGGTACTGGGGATGGTGGCGATACATCACAGCTTCCAGCACAACACACACCAACTGCTTATACTGGCCCAGCAAAAGCTGGTACTGTAACCCCTAAATCTAACTACGAGACCAGTGAAGAACGCGCAGCACGACAGGTAATGATTGTTCGTCAATCTTCTTTGTCTACTGCTGTAGCTATACTTGTTGGTGCTGCTGATAAGAAGACGGTTATCAATCCTGATACTGTGATTGGTGTCGCCAAGCAGCTTGAAGCTTATGTTCTGGGTAAAGATGTTGATCAACCTATTGTTGATCTGTATCAAACAGAGGCCAATGAAACAGCATCAAGTAGTTCTTTCAATGACTTTGAAAATGATATCCCATACTGACATGGTAGCTAGAAATGGACATACTGGAGATAAGATCCAGACAAAGGAAACCACCAAGGAGTATCGAGATGGTTGGGATGCTATCTTTGGTAAGGCAGGTTACGGTAAGTGCCCAGCACAAGGTAGTCCCTGTGCTTGTACTGGAGAATGTAAACAACCCAAGGAGGAAGTACCATACAAGCCCTCATAGATTTTGATATTGTGGCTTATGCTAACGCTGCTTCTGCTGAGAACGATCCAGTAGAGGTAGCTCTTATGCGTATTGATCAGATGATGGACAGCATTCTATCTACTACCAAAGCAGATACCTTTCGTGGGTTTCTAAGTGGAAGTAACAACTTCCGTCATGAGATCTACCCAGAGTACAAGGCTAACCGAAAGGCTATGGTTTCTCCTCGTTGGAGAAACGCTTGTAAAGAGTATCTGGTACGTGAGTGGGATGCAGAAGTTACAGATGGATATGAAGCTGACGATGCTATGGGAATCAACCAAACAGGGGATACTATCATTGCCACAATTGATAAAGATCTTGACATGGTTCCCGGTATGCACTATCGTTGGCCTATTGTACGAGGGGGTTTAGTTGTACGCGAAGCACGGATCTATGAAGTATCAGAGATCGAAGGGCTTAGATCTTTCTATCGCTCCTGTCTTGTTGGTGATAGGACTGATAACATTTTTGGTGTTGATGGGATTGGGCCAGTGAAAGCAGCTAAAGCGATTGATCATCTGGAAACAGAAGAAGAGATGTTTGACAGAGTAGCGGAGATGTATGGAGCACAGTATGATCGCTTCATTGTCAATGCGAAATGCCTATGGATTATGAGAGAGGAGAATAAGATTTGGGAACCACCAACGAAACGACTAACGGTATTCGACATCCCGCAGAACCACCACTTAGTTTCAGACGGCCAATCATTACCCGAGGTGGAAACCGAATCCGGCTTTACCATGTTCTAACAAACGAGATCCACGGCGCTTACGAAGTAAACGAAGACGAGTGGAAGATCTGTCGGTGGAATCTTAATGGTAGGTTTGGAGACAATGGTATGACTAGCCTAGACATGATTAACGAGGAGCCTCTTGAGCCTCAGACGGGCACGTAAAGGTGCCGTAGCTGCTGGCTATCGTTCTGTCTTTGAACTACGTGTCAATACTTGGATGAAGGACGAGGGGCTTGACATCCCCTACGAACCATCTAAGATTGACTATGTAGTACCTACCTCCAAACATAAGTACACACCAGACTGGATGGTAGGAAACATTGTCTATGAAGGCAAAGGATACTTTGCTGCATCTGATAGAAAGAAGATGTTACACATCATCGAATCAAACCCAGACCTGACTATACGGATGGTGTTTCAGAATGCACAAGCAAAGATCAACAAACGAAGTAAGACAAGCTACGCAGATTGGTGTGATAAGTTTGGTGTAGAGTGGTGTGATTTTCGGGATAAGGAGAAGTTACTTGACTGGCTCAAGCCAACAGGAAGAAAAAAGAAAGTATGAGTTCGATACTTTTTTACTTCACCTCCCTCCCATCAATCTATACAATGTAGAATTAGTATACATAGCCTTTGGCTATGACACGAGATACGAATTAAAGAGGAAACACAGTTATGAGTATGACGAGGAAAGATTTTAAAGCTATTGCAAAAATTCTAAGGGAATATACAGATCAATCAGACTTTGATTTTCCTTTGGTACAGGTATTAGCTAACTATTTTAAAGAAGTAAATCCAAACTTTAATAGATGTAAATTTATGGAAGCAGCAGGTTATACAGATGAGTAAAGTACACGCAGTAATTCCTAGAGAGCAGTATTCAAATAGAAAAGAATACAATGCTCTTTATCAAAAACAATGGCGGGCAAATCAAACAGAAGAATGGAAAGAAGCAGAATTAGTTCGTAAAAGAAAAATTTACCATGATAATACTGCTTATTATCCTAATTGGCAAAAAGAAAATGTAAACTCAAGACTATGTTCTATTGCTAAATCTAGGGCTAAGAAAAAAAATCTTGAGTTTGATATTACAAAAGAAGATGTGATTGTTCCAACTCATTGTCCTATCCTTGGTATTGAACTTACTATGAACCAAGGATCAGGAGCAGGTGGAAAATATAATAGTTTTTCTTTAGATAGAATAGATTCTTCTAAAGGTTACGTTAAAGGAAATGTACAGGTGATTAGTCATCTTGCAAATAATATGAAGTCTTATGCCACTAAAGAAGATCTGCTTAAATTTGCAGAATGGATTATGAAAGAGTATACACCATGAGGGTGCATTGTGTGTTGCCAGATGTACAAGCAAAACCAGGTATTGACTTTACATACCTAACTAACATTGGTAAATATCTTGTAGATAAGAAACCTGATGTCTGGGTAATGATCGGTGATTTCGCAGACATGCCTTCGCTTTCATCCTACGACAAGGGCAAGAAGTCATTTGAAGGTCGTAGGTACCTTGCTGACATTGCGGCCAGTCATGAGGCTATGGAAGCGTTGTTGACCCCTTTGTGGGAGTTTAATGCTAAGGCTAAACGTAATAAAGAAAAACGATATAACCCACAGTTGATTCTAACTATGGGAAACCATGAACATCGTATTGATCGTGCTGTTAATCTTCAACCAGAGTTAGAAGGTGTTCTCGACACCGCTCATCTTAAGTATGAAGAGTATGGTTGGGAAGTTCATCCCTTCTTGGAGGTAGTACATGTTGATGGAGTTGCTTATTCTCATTACTTTACTAGTGGTGTTCTCGGTCGTCCAGTTACTACTGCTCGTGCTCTGCTCACGAAGAAGCATCAGTCATGTGTTATGGGCCATGTGCAAACGATGGATATTGCCACTGATTATCGTGCAGATGGGACTCCTATTCTGGGTCTTTTTGCCGGTTGTTGTTACGAGCATAATGAAGATTATCTAAGCCCACAAGGCAATGCCCACTTCCGAGGCTTTCATATGCTTTACGAAGTGAACAACGGCAGCTTTTTTCACCATGCCATTAGTCTTAACTATGTAAATGAAAGGTATGCAGATGGCTCTTGATCCACTAACCGCCGCACTTGATATTGGTGGTAAACTAATTGATAAGCTTTGGCCTGATCCAGCACAACGTGATCTTGCTAAACTAGAACTACTTAAGATGCAACAGTCTGGACAACTGGAAGGTATAAAGGTGCAGATGTCTGCTATCATTGCAGAGGCATCTTCATCTGATCCGTGGACGAGTCGTGCTCGTCCGAGCTTTATGTATGTTATTTATACTATGCTTTTATTTGGTATCCCTATGGGGTTTCTGAGCGCCTTTGATCCAGTGATTGCTACCAATGTGTCAAGTGGGTTTCGATTGTGGCTTGCAGCCATTCCTAGTGACTTATACACACTGTTTGGTGTAGGTTATGTAGGCTATGCTGGTGCACGTACCTTTGACAAATACCAAGAGATTAAAAATAAATGATATTTTCTAATAAAAGAACACTAGAAATATACAAGATGCAGTTAGATTTCCAACAAGAACAATACGGAAGACTTAATGATAGGTATTGGGAATTACATAAGCAACTACAAGACTTGCGTGAGTATCTAGATATTGAGGTTGTGACACAACCCAAACAAGTGCTTAAAAAGAAAGAAAATAAATGAGAATTAACAAACAATTTACACCGATTACTATTGAACTTGAGACATTAGAAGATCGTGATTTCTTTCTAAGAACGCTAGACACTGCTATTCGTAGTAGTGCCTCTTGGTATTTTAGAGACATTAATAAAAGTACTTTTCAACAAAAACTAGAGTATCTACGAGAGAAGATTCAATGAGCAAATGGAATGAAGAAGCAGGTCGATGGGAAACTGATTGGTATGAAGCGGATGCACTGCGTAATCAACGTGAAGCAAACCGCAACGAATCAATCACATTAGCGGTGATCTCTGATCTTAAAAAACGTGAGCAGTTTGGTGCTCTGAAGTATGGTAAGTTTCTTACCCCACATAGTAATGAAGACATGATGCAGCATCTCTACGAAGAGCTTTTGGATGCAGCATTGTATATCAAAAATGAAATGACTATTAGAAAGAATAAAAATAATGGATAAAGACTATGAGAAACTGATTCTTGCACATAGATACCTTTACTATGTTAAATGTGAACCAGTAATCTCTGATTACGAGTATGATCGGCTTGAACAGGACGCACAAAATATTGTTCCTAGATTAGCTATCCTAGATAAAGTTAGTTCTAGTAATCCTTGGGATTACTCAGACGAAGTAAAGCAATATGCAGAAAGTCTTGCATGTTAACACTGAATGATGTAGCAGAACGTCTTAAACAGATTGATGAGATTAGTCTACTGGAAATCCTTGAGATTACAGCAGAGGATATCGTAGAGAAGTTTAAAGAGAAGATTGAAGACAAGTACGAGTATCTTGTAGAAGAACTTACTGACTTATCTGACGAAGGTTATAGTGAAGAAAATGAATGGTGGGAAGCATGACTCAAAATGACAACTGATAATTCTCATCATAATAAATTAGCTAGAGAAGCTTATCATAGAAATAAACATAAGCATAAAGAAAAAAGAAAGCTTTATAATACTAAAAGAAAACAAATCCTAAAAGAAAAAGCAATTGCTTATAAGGGTGGTTGTTGTTCTGTATGTGGTGGTGTATTTCCACCTTGTGCTTATGACTTCCATCATATAGACCCACTATTAAAAGATTATCAACCGTCAGCAGCACTAGATAGAAACTGGAAAAGAGCTACTGAAGAGTTAGATAAATGTATCCTAGTGTGTTCTAATTGTCATAGAATAATTCACCACTCTGAAAATACACATGAATAAATCACAAGAAATTCTAAGTAATATTACTATCTTTAATAAGTATGCTAAATATGTTCCACAAGAACAACGAAGGGAAACTTGGAAAGAACTAACTTTTCGTAATATGGATATGCACATTAAGAAATATCCAACACTAGCAGATGAGATCACAAAAGTTTATACTGACTTTGTTCTCACTAAGAAAGTTCTTCCCTCTATGAGAAGCCTTCAGTTTGCTGGGCTTCCTATTGAACTAAATAACTCTCGTATTTATAACTGTGCCTTTCTTCCTTGTGAAGACTATGCAGGTTTTAATGAAACAATGTTTCTATTGCTTGGTGGAACTGGGGTAGGCTATTCTGTACAATCTAGACACACTAAATACTTACCTGTTGTACAAGGACATAGTGATAAAACTCGTAAGTTTCTAGTATCGGATACTATTGAAGGGTGGGCTGATGCTATCAAAGTACTTATTCGGGCATACTTCTTTAGCAAGCCTGATCCAATCTTTGACTTCAGAGATATTCGCCCTAAAGGGGCACGGTTAATCACTAGTGGTGGTAAGGCCCCCGGCCCAGAGCCACTACGTATTTGTCTAGAAAGAATTAGAGAAATTCTAGATGAAGCATTAGGACGGCAGTTAAAAACTATTGAAGTTCACGACATTCAATGTCACATTGCTGATGCAGTACTAGCAGGAGGTATTCGTAGAGCAGCTATGATCGCTTTGTTTGATGCCAATGATACTGATATGCTTAATGCAAAAGGGCAATTGCCTATTAGCAATTGGGAATTAGACGAGCAAGTAAATGGGGAGTACAAATCGTATCATGGGTATTGTCTCTACAAAAACAAACGACATCCACTTGTATTAGATGAAACTACTTATGCAGAGTTAATTAAAACTTCTACCTTGCCTTGGTATTACTTTGAACCCCAGCGAGGTCGTGCTAATAACTCAGCAGTACTCTTACGTAGTGTAGTTACTAAAGAAGATTTCTTCAATGTATGGCAAAAGGTAATTGACTCTAAAGCAGGTGAACCCGGTGTATACTGGACAAATGATCTAGATTGGGGAACTAACCCCTGTGTCGAAATTGGCCTTCGTCCGTATCAGTTTTGTAATCTTGTAGAGATAAATGCTAACAGTGTTATTGATCAAGAAGATTTAAATGCTAGAGCAAAAGCTGGGGCTTTTATTGGCACACTACAAGCAGGTTATACTGATTTCCATTATCTACGCCAAGTATGGAAAGAGACCACAGAAAAGGATGCTCTTCTTGGAGTTAGTATGACTGGTATTGGTGGTGGTAGCGTTCTTCCACTAGACTTAGAGCAGGCTGCTAAAATTACCATTGAAGAAAACACTCGTGTTGCTTCTTTAATTGGTATCAATAACTCAGCTAGGATTACGGCAGTTAAACCAGCAGGAACTACATCGTTAGTAGTTGGCTCTAGTAGTGGTATTCATGCTTGGCATAATGATTACTACCTTCGTAGAATGCGGGTTGGTAAGAATGAAGCTCTTTATGGGTACATGAAAGAGAACTTCCCAGCACTAGTAGAAGACTGTGTATTCAAACCAAATATTGAAGCAGTTATGTCTTTTCCACAAAAAGCACCAGAAGGTGCCATTCTTAGAACTGAATCATATAAAG